CGTATGCCCTTTGGCTCCAATGTGAATGTGTACTCCACATCCTCTTGTCGCATCACTTTTTGCTCCGGCATGTCTAAGCCGTCTTACAAGTTCCTGTAAAATTTCTATGTCGGTGTAGGTTAGAATCGGAGTCACCAGTTCGCATTTTTCGCTGTCGCATCCGGCAATGCTCACATCCCTTTGGAACTTCCATTCTCTTCCCTGTTCGTCCCAAGCTGACCAAGTGTAGTATCCGTTCCTTCCGGCTGTGTTTTCGTAGCGTCCTGTTCCAAAGAACTTAGCCGCAATCTTCGCTGCCTTATCCCTTGTAATGTTGTTCATTTCAACTTCAACCCCAATGGTCTGCTTTTTCATTTCTGCAATCTGTCTGGCTGTTTTTTCGCTCATGTTCAAATCCTCTTTTCTCATATTCCCTTGCGGTATGTGTACATTACCGTACATACACACATATTGGAATACGATTACTACACAAGGATCTGGGTGGGAAATTGTGTATATTATGATGGCTACTCTTCATCGGTACAGACAGCCATTCCCATCATAATCTCTGTATAAATCTTGGTATATCTGGACTGCTCACTGCCCTCTGACATTGACATTCCCTTAAGGAAAAATGCTGATGCCTCGTCACGGTTATCCCACACTTTTTCTTCCCCATAACAAATGGTTTTTACGCAGTCCAGTTTCCGGCATGCGTCCTCGCCATACACAATCCCAAGGTGGCAGCCATTATCCCAATCCACATGGATGGTGCCTGTGTCATCCACACAGCTGACCGTTCCCTTAAGACCCGCATCAAAATGTCGGTAAGGATCATTCAGTTCGATCAGTTCTACTCTTGTACCGGAGGGATATTCCTTTTTCACCCGTTCTACGATATCTCTTGGTGGAAAAAACATTACTGCTCACCCCCTTTCTTCGCTCCTGCCTTAAATGCAGATGAGCCATCCAGTTTTGAAAGAAGTATTTTTCTGTCTGCCTTGAATTTATCCCCGATGAACCCAAGTCTTAAAAGGAAACATCTGAATGCATATTTCTCATTCTCGTTTTCCTTTGGCTTTGCAGTAACTCTCTTCTGCTTTTTACTCATCTCGCAAATGGCTGATATGAATTTAGTGTAGGCAAGTGCCTCTTCCGGCTTTACCTCTTCAAACCAAGGGAAGTTTACAACCTCGTCTTTTTCTTCAATGTGAACATTCTCGATTCCCAAGGCTTTCTTTATCAGTTCTCCTTTTGCTTCAAGAAGGCTTATTAAGTTTCCCATGTCCACTTTTTCAAGTGGTATGGAAACCGTAAGTCCAAGGCTCTCGCCCGTTTCTGCCCCTTTATTTGGCTCACTGTTGGATTCTTCTGCCCCCTTTTCATTGTTATTCCATTCTGCCGGGCTGACCCCTGTTGCCAAAACGCAGGCATCAACAATGGGTGCGACCTCATCAAGATTATCAAAATCTCCGAATTCCAATTCGCCATTCTTTCCTACCGTAAAGTTTCCAATTTCGTAGGCGCATGAAGGAACTCCGAGGTATTTTGCTTTGCCTCCGAGTTCCTTCTCAATTGCCTGAACCATAGCTTTTCGTTTGTCCTTTGTTACATTGAAATGTAGTACCATGTTTGTACCTCCTTGTGATTTTTTGGTATGTACATATATCACTCAGAAGGCACATAATAGCAAGCTAATTCTGTGATAAATCCGCATAATATTTAATTCCCGAAAGCACGAAGAATACATTCGGAAGTGCCACTCCATTGCCCCACATTTTATATTCTGCAGAGTCACTCTTCGGATTCTGTAACCACTTTTTTATCTGGGCATCGGTTTTAGGCTTTGCAGCATTTCCGATTGCTCTTGCATGAATTTCAAAGACCTCTCTCCACTTTGCAATGTCCTCATCGGTAGGCTCCGGGGTTTCCAGTCCATCACACCACCAATCCGGAAATCCCTGCAGTCTTGCACATTCTGTAGGTGTCAGCCTCCGGACGATATAATCCATTTCCGTTTCATCATTCACAATCGGTGGATCCTTGTAATCTGTAGCCACTAAAGTATTGGCACACTCCTCATTCGCTTCTGTAAAGAAAGATGCCTTGGAGGATGAATACTTTGGATGTGCCACCCCGCTTGCTCCGGCTGCAACAAGAGTCGGTTCCACTTCCTCTTCAACCTGAAAACTCAGTCTGGCTTGGAACCCCTGACTCATGGCAGGCCTGCCAATCCCATAGGATGGCTCTCCCACAAAGTTCTCTTCCGGATTCTTCATCATCTGACTGGATGGACCCTTGGGACCATCGTTTGCAGAAAGCGTGGCATGGACATCTGCAAAGGCAACCGCATGCTGTTCTGTGGCATTTAAGGTATACATCACATCGGATTCCTTATAACCGTCTCCCCTATGGGAAGGACGGCTGCCATTTCCTTCAATAACAGCAATGCCACCTTGATTACAGGTAGGATTCCCACCATTTCCGTCAAGGCATCTTGCTGTATCTGCTTCATAAAATCCGCTGTTCGGATTATCTGACTTCATGGAGTTACTGTTCTTGGAACACACACCAAAGGCTCTCGGCTGGAATAATGTCTGGTCGTTGTTGGTGCTAAGTGTGGCGGACAGGTCATCCTGTATTAGGGCACCCTTGCCACCGCCCTCACAGCCACACCGGATTTTTAAAGTTTTCGGTGTCTGTACCACAAAAGGCTGATTGTTTCCCCCTGTCCCGAAGGTGGAAAGAATGGTCTGCGAAACCTCAAGGGGACCTGTGTATCTGCTGTCCTGTGAGTGGTTCTCAAACATTAAGCTGTCTGCTTTGCCTGCCTCTCCAAAGCCTTCTGCAGTACGACAGGCAGTGTTTTGCCACGACTGGAAGCCCTGCGCAGAATACCTAGACATGCCTTCTGACTCAAATAATATTTTTCCGGCACTCCATCCATCAAAATCTGCGACAAGGTAGATACGTTGTCTTCTCTGGGGAACACCCCAATACTGAGCATCGAGGAGCCGCCATGCGACACTGAAACTGTCTCCCATGATGCGTCCTGCATTTTCCCATTTTGAAGGTTTAGGAACAGACACTTGCTCTTCTTTGACTTTGCAGATTTCAGTAAGGACTGCCTTGAAGTCCTCTCCCCTGTTGGAAGAGAATGCTCCTGGGACATTCTCCCAGACAATGTATCTTGGATATTTTCCATTGGTAGCCTCCCTCATCTCTTTGATAATTCTGATTGCTTCATAAAAAAGACTGGAACGATTGCCTCCCAGTCCTTCCCTTTTTCCCGCCACGCTCATGTCTTGGCAGGGACTGCCAAAGGTGATGATATTTACGGGTTCTAACTCTGAACCCTTAAGTGTGGATATATCACCATAATGTTTCATGTTAGGAAATCGTACCGTGGTAACCCTTACCGGAAATGGCTCAATCTCCGATGCCCATATAGGAGTGATTCCTGCAAGAACACCTCCCAATGGAAAACCCCCGGAACCATCAAAAAGGCTGCCGAGGGTTAAGCATTCATTATTCTGTTGTTCCATCGGCATCCTCCAATCCTTTCACTGCATCTTCATAGCTGATCTGTACTCCATCGCGGATGACATACACATCCCTGCTATCCTGATTTTTGAATTCCAGATATCTCTTTACTGCTACATCCACAAATTTCGGTTCCAGTTCAATTCCATAGCAGGTTCTGTCAATCTGCTCACAGGCAATCAGAGTAGATGCAGAACCAAGGAAACCGTCAAGGACTACACCGTTTGCCTGTGTACACTGCTGTATCAAATAGGCAATCAAAGGAACCGGCTTACTGGAAGGATGTCCGAAGCCATCTTCCTTGGAATTCTTGATTCCATCAAATTCAAAGATGGATTTCTGTTTCTGGTCACCATACCAGATGTGACGCCCGTCTTTACGCCAGCCCCATAAAATTGGCTCCCCGTTGAATTTCCAGTCGGTTCTCATAAGCGGTGCCCTTGGCTTTTTCCACATAAGCCCCGCCCCAAGTTTGAATCCGGCATCTTCATAGGCATCACAGAACACTCTTGTTTTCATGGTTGCATAAAATACATAAATTGAGGCATCTACCGCCATGTGGTCATGGAACTGAGTAAATGCCTTCATAAGAAATTCATAGCCTTCTTTATCATTTAGGTCATCATTCGTGATTTTTCCGGATGCATTTTCAAGTGCTACAAAGTACGGGGGATCCGTGCAGACCAGATTTGCCTTCACTTCCCCAAGCAGTAAGTCGTAGGTATCTGCCAGGGTGGAATCCCCACAGATAACCCGATGCCGTCCAAGATGCCAGATATCCCCGGCTTTGGAAAAGCATGGCTTTGCCAGTTCTTCATCCACATCGAACTCATCTTCTTTTGCATCCGTAGCATCCGGTGCGAAAAGGTCTGCAATCTCCTGTTCTTCAAAACCTGTTAGGGACACATCAAAATCATATCCCTGCAAGGCTTCTAATTCTACTTTCAAAAGGGCATCATCCCAGCCTGCATCCATTGCCATCCGGTTGTCTGCCAGAATATAGGCTTTCTTCTGTGCTTCTGTCAGATGGTCTACAAACACGCAAGGCACCTTGCTAAGTCCCTCTTCCTTTGCCGCCATCAGTCTTCCATGACCTGCAATCACATTAAACTGTCGGTCTATCAGAATAGGGTTAATAAAACCGAACTCCCTCATGGATGAACGCAGTTTCAGTATCTGCTCCTGAGAATGGGTTCTGGCATTATTCTGATATGGTATCAATTTTGATGTTTCTATGATTTCAAATTCTGTTGTTGTAATCATCCTTCAATCCCCCGCTTCTTAAGCAGTCTGTCCAGACCTCTCTTTGCACCTTCCACATCTCCGGCATTGATTTGTCCCCGGATAGTTTTGTATTCCTGGGTGGAAAGATATCGCTTCATTACTTCCAGTCTCCCCAGCACATATGCCATATTTACCTCAACCATTTCTCTTCCTCCCTGTTCTAAGAAGCTGTTCCATGATATCCTCCTGTGGACTCGCTCCCGTATATTCACTACTGCAGTTTTCTTTCACTACTTGGAAAATCGAATACCATATGGCAGATGCCTGTTTCTGGTATTGCTGTGAAATGGAAATATAAGGACTGGAACAGGCTGCTCCGGTTGTAGGATGCTTTGCCAAAAAGCCATACTGCGTGATAGCTCGCTCACACTGAATCCATCTGGATACAGCCACGGCATACTGCTCTAGCTGTTCCTGACTGATTAGTTTTTCACAACCTCTCTCCTTAAGCCACAACCATGTCTTTTTATAGATTGCAGCCGCCTCAAATTCCTCTCCGTCCTTCTGCGTTTCCTTTAAGTACTCACTGGGTTCCGGCATTTCCACTCCGGACAAATCTGCTGTATCAGAAAAGTCCACCACCGTGAGTTTTCTTCCTCCTGGATTTCCGGCCGCAATTTTATCTGCCAAAGCCTTTGGCTTTCTGCCGGATCCGGTGCGTTGTCCTCCACGGACAGTCCCATCTTTCGCCAAGTGCATCACCTCATTTTTCTTTGAAATTGCTCTGGGGTCCTTATTCCCCCTTTGATTATGCCTTTTGTTCACGCAAGGCCCTGCGCCCGTTCCCACGGCCCCTAGGCTGTAGAGATTTGGATACCCCCACCCTTTACGCATTGCACAGATTGTGTTATTTTAATTACAGGAAGAGTGAACTCAGCCTCGTTTCGGACGTACGCCATACGGGTTTCCTAGGAACAGCAGCGGCATCTGATAAGCTCTTCCTTTTTGTTACACTTAATAATTCCTATTCATAAGAATCACTCTGACTTCCATGCCACCTGTCTCCACGGCTTGCATGGATTTTTCCATGACAACTACTGCAAAGTGCCTGTAGGTTTTCTGTCCTGTTCGTCCCTCCTTCAGCAATCGGAATTTTGTGATGAACCAGAACTGACGGAACAGCTCTCCCTTCTGCAAAACAAATCTCACAGAGAGGATGTTCCTTACGATACTTAGCTGATATCCTTGACCAACTGTTGTTGTATCGTTTCTTTGCATCATATTTTCTGCCGTACTTCTCGTACTCCCTATTCCTCTGCTTTTCATGTTCCGGACAAAACCTCTTACTCTTATCAACCAGAACCGGACACCCTTGAAAGGCACAGGGGTGTTTTGGCCATGAAGGCATTCCTATCACCATCCTTAAACTTAGGCATAATAAAAGCCCTCACTGTGTTGGTATCACAATGAAGGCTTCTGCCTGCCTCGTTCTTTATCCTTTTTGCTGATTCTACAATATCACAAAGGCAACCATGACAACTAATGACAAACCATGACAACTTTCAGATTTATTACATTTTCTGGAAGGACTATTTTTGCCAGTGCCTGCTTATGCCACCGCTGTACTGTCCTTCCATCCGCACACAGCTTGTCCCCGATTTTTGTCCATGACAGGTTGTGGATGTATCGGTACTTTAAAACCATCTGATGCTCTGGCTTATCCACCTGACTGATGATTTCCCTAATCTGCTCTTTCAGTTCCAGTAACAGCTTCATCTCTTTAAGTATTTTCCCTTCCATATCTGACATCTTCTCAAGGGTCATGATGTAGGGGGCATCTGTGTTCTTGGTTGCATTATAATGCTCCTCGAATCCGGGGGAGGAAATCGTCTGTGCCATAATACGAAGTTCCTCCAGTTCGATGGTGTCCGATTTAATCCGCTGGTTTAAAAGGTATGCCTGACCCAAGTATTCTTTTACTGTCATGCCTCCACCTCCTTTTCCAATTGAGAAAGCAGTGCATTCCCATCAAGATCTGTAAAAACATTAAAATAATGGGATTTGAAGAAAGTCTCGCACTCTGTCTTTCTCTGCTCTGCCATGATATTCTTTTTCCCACGGGATAACTTCCCTGCAGCATCCCGATAATCCTTAACTGCCTGCAGTACCACGGCATTGGCTAGGTTCTCATATGGATTCATAGGCTTTTTCCTCCGAAATAGTTTTATTCCCTTGGATTGACCATGATTGACTATATTTCCGCTTTGACGGCATCAATGAGAGAACTCTGTGTATTATCCTTCTCGGATAATGCTTTCATGATTTTCTCATCGATAGTTCCTTTAGAAATCAGGTGGATAATGGTTACCGTTCTCTCATTCTGTCCCTGTCTGTATAACCTGCAGACACACTGCTGATACAGTTCCAGTGACCATGTAATTCCAAACCATACCATTGTGTTTCCACCCTGCTGTAAATTCAGTCCGTGTCCAGCTGATGCCGGATGAATCAAAGCTACCGGAATCTCTCCGTTATTCCATTTCGTGATACTCTCCTCAGTATCTATCTTCATATAATCGACTCCGATTTTTTGAAGGCGTTCTACGATTCTTGTGTAATCATGCTTGAACCAATATGCCACAAGAAGTGGTTTCCCGTTTGCCGATTCAATAACATCCTCCAGAGCATCCAGCTTTTTATCATGAAAAGTGATTACATTCTTATCATCCGTGTAGACTGCACCATTCGCCATCTGCGACAGCTTGTTTACAAGGGATGCTGCATTGGCAGCTGTCACTTCATGTTCCGGGGTAGAAAGAATCAGATCCTTTTTCATCTCTTCATACTTCTGCATCTCACCCGCATCCAGATACACCGGATATTCATTGCTTATCAGTTCTGGCATATCAAGGAAATCCACTGCCTTCATGGATATGGTGATATCCTGTATCTTTTCGTAGATTCTCTCCTCCGCTCCCGGAAGAAGTTTATAACTGTAGACAATAGGACCGTTCACCTTATCCGGCTTAAAATAGTTCAGTCGGTACTGACCGATAAACCTTCCAAGCCTCTCTCCCATATCAAGCACTTTGAACTCTGCAAACAGATCCATTAACCCCTGACTGGCGGGTGTGCCTGTAAGACCAACAATTCTCTTAATGAACGGGCGAACCTTCATCATGGCTTTATGCCTTGCAGTCTGATGGTTCTTAAAAGATGACAGTTCATCAACAACAATCATGTCAAACTGAAATGGGATATCACATTTATCAACGAGCCAGGGCACATTCTCACGATTTATGATATAAATATCTGCATCTGCTTTAAGTGCCTTCTTCCGCTGTGCTGCTGTGCCTGTTACCACGGAATACCTTGTCCCACGAAGCTGCTCCCACTTTTCCATTTCATCTTTCCATGTACGGGTGACACGTAGTGGACACACCACAAGGACCTTATAAATCACGAACATTTCATACATCAGATACTCAACCGCCATAAGCGTTATGGCTGTCTTTCCCATTCCCATATCAAGCAGGATTGCTGCTATCGGGTGGTTTTCTATAAACTCTATTGCATACCTTTGATAATCATGCGGTTTGAATCTCATCAAGGATACCTCCTATTTTTTCTTGTGCATCAAGGATATACACCTTAAAGCCTAATCTCTGTAACAGCTTGTGTCTGGACACCTGCAAAGGTCTCGGTTTTTCGCCCGGTGCTTTGACTTCCACCAATCCGAAATGCCTCCCCGGTAGAAAAACCAATCGGTCTGGCATCCCATCAAAGGATGGACAGACCCACTTAGGACAGATGCCACCACGCTTTTTTACTTCGCTGACTAGCTTTGCTTCGATAGTCTTTTCTCTCATGGCAAACCTCCCATCAAAATTTGTAAAGTGCAGGTCGTGTAGGTCTTTACCCAAACCTCTCTATAGGGCTTTTTTACCCCTCTTTTTTTCCTATATAGGCTACTTTTGTAAATGACCTTCACGACCTGCACTATATAGGAAAATAGGGGGTTTTCAGATTTTATAATTTTTATGGAAATGACCTGCACAAGTTTCACTTCATAAAAAACACTTTCTGAAATGACCTGCACGACCTGCACGCTTAAATGAAATCACTTCCGGATTTGAGTTTCACGCCCTGCACCATAATGCCTTTATTGGTCTTATGTCTTAAGAACCCTGCTTTGTCAGTTGCTGTATAAAAGTCTGTTGTGCTACGGGTATACTCGCCATTCTGAATGCAGTAAGCACGATACTGCTGATATAATTCTCCCGACTTTTCCTCATAGGACGCATCCACTTCACAGCAGTCTGAAATAAAATGGCCAAGCCAGTCATTGTCCTCTCGATAAGCAGCCACGGCATCTTTCACACACTTCGGGTCATCCACCTTATGATCTGATTTGCATACCTTCTCTGCTCCTTCGATAATCCATTTCATGATGGCAGGACCCGCATTCTCATACAGATAATCTGCGTAGTTCTTAATGTCCGAGTTCCCCTGAATTTTTGCATTGAAAGGAATCACCTTAAGTCTTCTCCAGATACCATCATCATTGGCTCCCACTTTAGGCAGGTGATTCGTGTAAAGTGTGACTTGATGGGAAGGAACGAAGTGGAAAGGATCACGATATTTTTTGCAGGCCTGTATCTCATCCGTGGAACAAAGCTGCTTTACCATAGCGGTATTAAGGCGCACACCTTCCTGCATCTCGGATGCAATGATGAGACGCTTGCCTTTCAGTTCTGCCATCTCTGGCTGGGCATTTACCTTGTTTCCCATCGTGAGAATGTCAGAAGAAATCTTACCTGCATAGCTGCCAAGCACACGGGCAATGGTATTCCAAAAGGTACTCTTTCCATTTGCCCCGTCACCATATGCAATGATGATGAACTCCGAATACACCTTGCCGATTGCCGCAAGACCTATAACCTTCTGCACATATTCAATCAGTTCTGCATCACCGCAAAAGAAGGTATCAAGTGCCTCGAGCCAGATATCCATTCCTTCATCTCCCGGAGAGCATTCTGTGATTTTGGTAATAAGGTCAGCGGAATCGTGCGGCTGTTCTCCTGCCATACCTTTTTGAAGGTCATAGGTTCCACTCGGTGTGTTTAACAGGTTCGGGTTCTTATCAAGGTCTGATACCTTTACACCGAGCATGGACTTTGCCACATTCAGCGTTGCTGTAATGTACTTGTAATCTCTACGTTTCATGGAAAAAGCAAGATACTTCTCTGCTCCCACGAGCATATAGAAAAGTCCAAGATGCGCCGACTGGATTTCCTTTGCAAGTGCCTTGGACCCCTGATTAACAGTGGATTCATCATATCCGGCATCTATAAGTGCCTTCTTTGCCGCTTCGAGATAATCCTTTGCATCCTGCAATTGCAGGTCAAGGAATTCCACACAGGCTCCAACAGCCATCTGCTTATCCTCTACCCACACTTTTCCATCAAAGCGCATATAGTCCGTTGCCGCTGCAAATAGGAGTTCATCCCCATATTCTTCTGCCAGTGCCTTTGCCTGTCCTATATCAGAGTAGTCTTCCGGTCTAAGGGAACCGACTCCTCCACCAAAGTCATCGTTGTACTGATCTGGAGGTACATATCCGTTACTGCCACTAATCTTTTTTCTGAAGAACTTCAACGCTGAGAACCAAATGGTCTGCAATTCACTATCTGCTAATGGTGGATTGCATTTGGCAGCTTCTTCATAAAAAATGTCTCTCGCTTTGTCACACTCCCCGTACCGTTTCAAAACTCTCCCGGCAAACCGGGAAAGGGTATTATTACGGTTGCCCTCGAGAATGGGACCCTTCGTGGTCGGAAGTTCCTGCTCTTCTTCCGTAAGGGTTACTTCTTCCGATATCATCACCCAGCCATCGTGCCAGATGACATCATCTGCTTCCACATCTGTACCAAAGATAAATCTGCCTGCATCCCGTGCATTTCCATCAAAAAACGGAAATGTCTGATAGATGGCATTTTTGAGTTCCGTATAATAGTCAACATCCGTTGTTTCTTCAATATAGAAGTAAACATGAAAGCGGGGTCTTGCTGCTTTCCCATCTTTTGGAAGCATGTTGTGTCTTGAGGGAGCCACCACATATGCAATATCCGGCATCAACTCGTCCAACTTTTCCGGAGTGATCCAGTCGGCAGGATCCTCGCTGTGGTCATTATCACAATCCATCACCACTACATTGGAACTCTGGAAATTGCTGATACTTCTATAGTTCTTGTCATACTCTGCACATACATGGTCGAATGCCAGAGCCTTTGCCATATCTTCCGCTGACGAAACCTCCACCCTGGTCGGGTAGAGGCAGTTCGTCTTGTCCCCAGAAGTTTTGGCTAAACATAAAACCAAATCCATCTGCTATTCCTCCATATTCAAAATCATTAAGTTGCAAAGCAACTCGTGCATCATGGCTTTGACAGGTGCATCCGTTTCCATCTGTAATCTCAGACATCCATCGGGACCAATACCAGTAGAAACCTCCATGAAGCAGCCTTCCGGTATGTCAATGGAAATGCGGGTCTTTCCGTCTTCTCCCACTCCTACTTCAAATGCATCCTGTGGTTTCTCTATAAAAGGGCACAGCCAATCATGGTGCGAATTTATCTCACTGTTTCTTTTTTCCATAATGAAATCTCCTTGTCTGTAAAATATCTGATTGTCATGTTCTTTTTCTCTGCATAAGCAATCTCGGTTTCCATCCCCTTGGAATGCTCATCTCCGAATACCCATAACTCTTTGCATTTGGAAAGAATCACAATATCCATGAACATGGCAAGTTCCCGCTCCGTTTCCTCTTCCATAAATTGAGGAAACAGTAAATGCGGTGCTATGGGGATTGCCCCCTGATTCACTGCGTATCTGCTGTAGCGTCTGGCTTTCTCTGTATTCCCTGTAACATCTCCGCTAAAGGGAGAACAGATATACACCATCGGTCTGAACTTTTTCTGCTCCCGGTCAATATTGGCAAATGCCTGATACGGTACCACATCCGGATAGCCTTCCTGATTTTTATAACCTATCCCATCGGACTCACCTCTTTCGCTTTTTGGTAGGGATATGGGTTTATCCCTTCACTATCCAATGGACATGAATCTGTAAATCGGGCGGGAATTTTTTCCCTCTGGACGAGTTTCTTCCTTTTTATATGAAAAAATGGGTTTTTACTTTTTTGAAAAATCTGCCGCCCAAATCTCAACAAGCTGTCCATTGGATAGTGAAGGGCAAAGGGAATTACAAAATTTCAAAAATGCCCCGCCCAAAACTTCACAGCATGTCCATTGGATAGTGAAGGACAAAGAAACAATTCAGAAAGGTGGTGTTAGAAATGCCAACCAATATGACCACTGACGCAAAAGCTGTCCGTGACACTGACTTGGACCAAGAACTGGCAGATGTCCTGATAGCAATCAGCGTCATTACAAGACTGCTTGCAAAGAAAATCACAGCTAATCAAATGTCAAAGGAGGGAATGTCCAATGAAATACAAAGAAATTGCCACTTTATTGAAGACGATTGCAGATAGTTTCCTGGCACTGAGCGAAATCTACTCTTCCGCAGAGGATGATTTCCCGCCAATGGAGGAATCACCATCTGTGGTTGCTGAATCTTCTACGGAAGAACCAACACCGGAAACAGAACCAGAATCCAAAAGCTATACGAAGGAAGAAGTCAGAGCCCTGCTTGCTCAAAAGGCGAAAGCTGATGAAGGCATATACAAAGCAGAGGTTAAGGCTATCGTATCCAAGTATTCTGCTGACGGTACTCTGACCAAGGTTCCCGAAGAGAAATATCCGGAACTTGTAGCAGAGTTGGAGGTGGTCGGTAATGGCTAAACACGCACTACTCTCTGCCTCGTCCATGCACAGAATCCTAGCGTGTCCGCCCTCTGCAAGGTTATGTGCCAATATTGAGGACAGAGCCAGCCCTTATGCCCAACAAGGGACAGATGCCCATGAACTTTGTGAATATAAGGTTCTGTCTGCACTCGGGAAAGCCGGACAAGACCCGACTGAAGAACTTGAATTCTACGATGCTGAAATGGAAAGTTGCACCGAAGAATACAGAAATTATGTTATGGAACAACTAGAGGAAGCAAAGAAACTCTGTAAAGATCCTATTGTTCTGGTAGAGCAACGATTAGATTTTTCCAGATGGGGGCCAGAAGGTTTCGGTACCGGGGACTGCCTCATTGTTGCAGATAATGTTCTACATATCATTGATTTCAAATATGGTCTCGGAGTCTTGGTAGAAGCAGAACACAATCCACAAATGATGTGCTACGCACTTGGTGGCCTAGATATCTATGATGGAATTTATGACATCAAAACAGTTAAACTGACTGTTTTCCAGCCAAGAAGGAACAATATCTCTACTTGCACAATGGCAAAAGAAGAACTCCTCATATGGGCGGATACCGTTCTATCCCCCACCGCCAAGCTGGCATACGAGGGAAAAGGCGAATTTCGCACCGGAGAACATTGTAAGTTTTGCAAATTTAAGGCTAACTGCCAGGAATGGCAGGCTACAAACTTGAATATAGCCAAAGAAGATTTCAAAGAAGAATAAGGAGGACAAAATAATGACAACTATTACAAACCCTACCAAGGTTATTACAGGTGTTAACACCAGATGGAGCTACGCAAATGTGTGGGACCCCAAATCAATTGATGGTGGAAAGCCTAAGTATTCCGTTTCTCTTATTATCCCCAAGGATGATACCGCTACTGTTAACAAGATTAAGGCAGCCATTCAGGCAGCATACGAGGAAGGTCAGTCCAAGCTTAAGGGCAATGGCAAAACAGTACCCCCTCTCTCTGCAATCAAAAACCCTTTGAGAGATGGCGATCTCGAAAAGCCGGATGACGAAGCCTATGCCGGATGCTACTTTGTCAATGCCAATTCTGCAACCGCTCCGGGGATTGTGGATGCAGACAGACAGCCTATCATTGAAAGAAGTGAAGTTTACTCCGGTGTTTATGGCAGAGCATCCATCAGTTTCTACGCATTTAATGTGAATGGCAACAGAGGAATTGCCTGTGGTCTCAATAATCTGCAGAAGATCAGAGATGGCGAACCTCTTGGTGGTAAGACAAGCGCAGAGTCAGATTTCGCTACAGAAGATGATGACGATTTTCTTTCTTAATCCATAGTAACAATTAACCACCGGGTGGCAGGGGACAACTCCTCTGCCACCTTTTTATAAAGGAGACAATCTATGCAAATTCCAGAAGTAATTAAAACAATCTCTATTGACCTTGAAACCTATTCAAGCGTCCCAATCAAAAATGGCGTGTACCCGTATGCTGAATCACCCGATTCAGAATTATTACTGTTTGGCTACTCCATCAACAAAGAACCTGCCATTGTAATTGATGTGGCAAGCGGCGAAGAAATCCCAGAATATATTCTCAAGGCACTTACGGATGATACTGTGGAAAAATGGGCATTCAATGCTGCCTTCGAGAGAATCTTCCTTTCTTATTGGCTCAAAAAAAATCACCCAGAGTATTTTAAATCCTACAGTATCCCGGAAGACTCTGTTGGCAACTATCTCGACCCGTCATCATGGAAATGCTCTATGATATGGTCAGCCTATATGGGTCTGCCACTTTCTCTTGAAGGCGTTGGTGCTATTCTTGGTCTTGAAGAACAGAAACTCAAAGAAGGCAAAGATCTCATCCGCTATTTCTGTGTTCCATGCAAACCCACAAAAGCCAATGGTGGCAGAACAAGAAATATGCCTTCTGATGCACCTGAGAAATGGGAACTTTTCAAGAAATATAATAAAAGGGACGTTGAAGTAGAAATGTCCATTCAGCATAAATTATCCCGTTTTCCTGTACCGGATAGTGTGTGGGAGGAATACCATATCGATCAGGAAATCAACGACCGCGGTATTATGCTTGATATGGATGTTGTAAAAAATGCAATCCGCTTTGATGCTTTTAGCAAGGCAAGACTCATGGGAACTATGAAGGACAAGACAGAACTGGAAAACCCCAATTCTGTAGCCCAGATGAAGAAATGGCTTTCATCAAAGGGTATCGAAACAGAATCCCTCGACAAAAAAGCTATCGTAGACTTGCTTAAAACGGTTCCCTCCGATGTGGCAAATGTTCTGAAACTCCGTCAGCAGCTTGCAAAATCATCCGTGAAAAAGTATCAGGCTATGGAAAGTTCCGTATGTGCCGATGGACGTGCCAGGGGAATGTTCCAGTTTTACGGAGCCAATCGTTCCGGCAGATGGGCAGGGCGTATTATCCAGTTACAGAATCTACCTCAAAACCATATGTCTGATTTGGAAGAAGCACGAGGCATTGTGAAATCCGGGGATTATGAGTTTATGAATATCCTTTATGATGATGTTCCTGATGCACTCTCCCAGCTCATCAGAACAGCCTTTATACCAAAGCCGGGATACAAATTTTGTGTTTCTGACTTCTCTGCCATTGAAGCAAGGGTAATTGCCTTTTTAGCAAAGGAGAATTGGCGAATGGAAGTCTTTAAAAGCAATGGAGATATCTACTGTGCATCCGCTTCTGCTATGTTCCATGTTCCGGTAGAAAAGCATGGACAGAACGCTCATCTTCGTCAGAAGGGAAAGATAGCGGAACTTGCCCTCGGATACGGGGGTTCCGTCGGTGCCTTGACTTCTATGGGAGCGCTAGATATGGGACTTGCAGAAGAAGAACTCCAGCCTCTTGTAAATTCATGGAGAGCTGCTAACCCTAACATTGTTCAACTTTGGTGGGATGTGGACGATGCTGTAAAGATGGCAATTAAGCAGAGAACTGCCACAGAAACCCACGGCATCAAATTTGTATATCAGAGCGGAATGTTATTCATTATTTTGCCATCCAGCAGGAGGCTCTGCTATGTGAAACCCAGGATTGGCGAGAACAAGTTTGGTGGCGAATCCGTCAGCTACGAAGGTGTCGGAACAAATAAAAAATGGGAACGCATCGAAAGCTATGGTCCCAAATTTGTGGAGAATATTGTGCAGGCAATCAGTCGTGATATCCTGTGTTATGCCATGCGTACTCTCTCCCACTGCTTTATCGTTGGCCATGTCCATGACGAACTCATCATCGAAACTCCACTGAGCGCAGACCTTAAGGCTATCTGCGAACAGATGGGAAAAACTCCCGACTGGATTGAAGGTTTGCTTCTTAGAGCCGATGGATACGAAACACAATTCTATAAAAAAGATTAAACAACAAGCCCCCGACGGTATCGTGCTACCATCGAGGGCTTGTCCATTTACTTAAACTGTCTCATCTTTTTTTCCAGTTCCGCCATTGCCCTATCTTTATGGTCTCTCAGTGTTCTTCTGGGAATACCAAGTTCCTCTGCAACGCTTCTTTGTGATTCTCCATTTGCTACCATCCTACAAGCACGCAGTTTCTCGGATGTGAGTTCACCCAAAGCCTTATACAAGGCTACTATCACAGTGTTGTAAGCTACAATCTCTTCCGGATTATCTCCTGTCGACTTCTGTTCAAAGCCATTCTCGACCAGAACCTCATATGAGGTCTCAAATTCTGCCAAAGCCAC